TGGTGAAGGTTTCACCGGAATACACTTCGCAGAGATGTTCTGAATGTGGGGCTATACACAGTGAGAGTAGGGAAGGTGAGTTATTTGAGTGTATAGTTTGTGGTATTGAACTAGATGCGGATGACAATGCATCTAGGAATATATTATATCGAGGGAAATATGGTGTCTCGACCACAGGGAAGCTATTTGTCAATTAAATAGCAACTATCTGGTTTTCTTTAATTAATTTACCGGGCCTACTACCTGTTTTTTCGGACAAAGCTACTATTTTATTATTAGATTTCAAAATCTGTTTTTTTTTATCTCATTCAGAAGATCAATCGATATTTTATACATTAGGTGAGTGTTGTGTATTTAAGACCTTTTTTAGTTTCGAAGAAGACTATATGCTGGAATTTACCCAAACGGTTTACAATACCATGGGCATTAATCCAAGCTGATGCTCCGCGATTATATTTAACCCTTAAATGGGTTGAAGTACCAACTGATACTGCTCCACCTATTCTACCTATCTGATGAGAGTGACCTGTTACATTTTTGGTAGATAACTTAGAGAATTGTAAAAGACTCCCTCTGGTTCCAGAGGAACCAATATGTCCATGCATTGACATCAACCAACCCTTAACTGTTATCGACTCATCATGATCTAAACACCTTATTTTAGGATATTTGGTGTTTATTATATATGGGACAATACCTTTCTTGGCTTTTCCCCGGAGCTTAGCCATAGAATACTCCATATAAGGGATAGCATTCTTGATATTAGTCATTTTTCTCCAATCAGTAATATTCAAAAACTTGTCAACATGCTCATCATGATTACTCTTAACGATGTATGTTTGATAAGAATTAAACGGTTTTAACCATTCCAGCATTTCATTTACTTCCTTCAACAAATCATTAGACTCACTTTGTTCCAATTCATGAAGTAAAAACGGGTCGTTTAAATTATGGTAAGAAACAGATTCAGCATCCATCACATCATGGAGGAATACTTTCTTTGGTTTAAGTTTCTTGAATAAATCATTTAGTGTTACATCAGTTACTTTTGGATTACATTGGCGAACATGAATATCACCCATGGCTATAGCTTCGACTTCAGTTTCCTTAGTTACTTTACCGTCTTTTACATGGTAGAACAAATCAATAAATTCACCGGTTCTGGTTGCGCTTACCTGACGGAAAAAATAAGTGTCATTATCAACTATCTCCACAATAGCAAAACCCAAACTATAATGAAATTCACCCTTCTTACCTTGTTTACTATCAGTAAAATTAGGCTTCGTACAGGAACCGGTTGTAAACATTATTTTGGGTTTCATACCAGTCATTACAGGTATGGTTTTTAACTCCATCCTAGGGTGACCCACAACACATGAGTGATCACCAGTCATACCTTCCAAACCATTTAATGGTTGAGCACTGGTTGGCTGAATCTTAATATCAGACAACACAGCTATACCGTTATTGAGATTATGTCTATTTAAGGTTAAATGATCATGTAAATTCTTATCCCACCAATCATCTGATTCTTGTTTTGCTGTAAAAACACTGGTTGGGTTTTTATAACGATAGGGTATTACCAATATATCTGCATGTATCTTCTTGGCATAGGCTTTCATATTAGCCCAAAGATTATCATTAATTGGAGTTGCGTTTTGAGCTGAGGTAATAAGAAAGATTTTCTTAGTGGAATCATGTCGTTTTTTCTTTGCAACACTAAGGATTTTTGGCTCAACTTCTGATTTCTCTTTAAGTCCTAATTTAATTAACCAGCGTCGGGCTGTACGTTCAGATTTACCACCGAATAATACCTGAAGGTCTTTAATTCTGGCATCCCAAGGTTTTGAATTATTTTTGTAGATTTTTTTTACTTCTTTGATCTGTTCTTCAGTCAGTTCTGAAAATGTCATTCAAACTATAATTAATAGCGTCGTTATGCTAACGAGAACATTGTTCTCTTAAAAAACAAACGTACCAATTTAATGATACGTTTACAAGTTTATAGTATGATTTTTATTTCAATTAAGCGAACTTAGGACTTTCCTTTAATGTCTCAAAAGAAACTCCGCAATTTATTGCAGCCATAGCCATCCCAATTTGTTTGGCTACACTAATCACACTAATCTTATCGTGTGTTGAAATTGTTATACTGGCGTTACCTAATTTCTTTTCAAATTGAGATTTTATTGGAATTGAATCACTGAAATAAAAGCGAACAATACTTGATGAAAATATATTGTCGTAGGCCTTACCAGAGAGTACTGGATGACTAATGATAGCATTTACAGATAAAGCCCCTTCTTTTAAAAGAAGATCACCAGCTTTACATGTTGTTCCACCCGTATCCATGATATCATCAATGAGGATTGCGTGTTTCCCCTTTACATCACCAATCAAGTTCATATATGACACTTCATTAGCTTTTTCTCTGGTTTTTTCAATTAAAGCCATTGGTAGATTAATACCCGTCCTTTTTTCAATTAGTTTCTTGAAGCGTTTTAATCTCTTACTGGAGCCCTCATCCGGACCCACTAAAACAATATCTTTATTCTCGTTTATTAATTCAAGGAGTTGTTCATAAAAAACATACCGGCCTTCAATATGGGTTATAGGAATATCCACAAAGCCAACCAGTTGATCAGCATGTAGATCAAAAGTTATAATTCCCGTGGCACCTAAATTTTCAATAGTCTTAGCCATAACCTTAGCTCCAACCGGACCACGATCTTGATCTTTTTTATCTGATCTATCGTAAGGAAACGTAAGCAAAATCGGAATTATTTTTTCAGCGTCACCACGCTTTGCCGCATCAATTGCCAAGAATAATTCAATTATAGCATCTGAAGTATTAGGTGTGGATAACAGATAAACACGTTTTCCCCTAACTGACTTTATGAAATCTACACAAAGTTCACCATCAGAAAACTTTTGTTTACGAATTTCACCCTTATAGGTTTTAACATCAGCAAATACTGATTCACGAAGAATTGCATCAACCAGTTCAGGACGATCATTCAGATCAAATAAAATGTTATCCATTTGATAAAATAATTTGCTTTAAATTAACAGGTATTATGGGGTAATTTTTCTTAGTAGTAGCATAATCAATACAATTCTTTGTTCCACCCGGGGTTCCATCCCAGAAAGTCACTAAAGCCGTTGAATTATCAACCATCCAAACATTACGATTTTGCATACACTTATCATCATAAGGTCCATCACTCACCATGATTACCTCAGTTAACGGATGATTTAATATTAAATTATAGCGCAATCTTGATGACTCAGGCCATCTTGATGATTGATTAGCACAAGGTACGGCAGCAATTACCGGGATAGCCATTTCCAAGGCTGTTTCAGCCCATAACATATCAATCCCTAGTGCTACACCAGAAATAACTTTATGTGGCTTCATTTGCTTTAATAAGCCCTTCATTTCATCAATTATAGCTAGACTGATACGCCCACTACCGCTATAATCATTAAGCAGCTTATTAGGTCGATGACCTGTAACAGCAATTATTATTTGGGGGTTACCAGTTTCCATTCTCTTCCCGGATATTTTGCTTTATATATGCCCAGAGTAAAACCTTGGGTCCTGAGAATTACTTCAACGGCTGTTGGTAATTCTTTATACAGAGCCATGAATTGATTTTTTTGCTCAGGTGTAAAATCTGGGAGATCATATTCTGGTTGATCTGTCATCCCATTCAAAACCAGATTTATCCCTTCATATATTGTGTTCTCACCAAATGGTATTACTTCCTCATCATCCTCACCACCCATATTATGAATGAATGGTGCAATGGTGGTATCAGCCATTACGCGCATACTATGATCTTCACGCATCCCCCAATTAAGTTTACTCAGGAGAATAATATGTTCTTGCTTTAATTCGAATGTTCTTAGTGACATGTTTTAAACTGATTGTAAGTAGTATTCTTTATTATTAAAATCAAGTAGAATTGGGTTTTCATTCAGGTAGTTCTCAACTATTTCCCTAGCCTGATTATCATCCATATGAAAGGTTTGTTCACGCATTATTGATACATGAATATCAACAAATAGCTCTCTCATACCTTCTGTCGCTGTCTTACGGATATTATTGGCCACAAAATTTAATTCTACTGGTTGTGGGTCAATATAAACAGCAATAGCCTCCTGATTAGTGTATGTGGTTAACAACGGCTCTGTATATGAAATCGAAAATGATGTTCCGATAATGACTAAAGTCTCAGCTTCATTAAGTGCCAGTACCGCTTCTTCAATCATCATTGGCATTTCTTGGAAAAATACGATATGAGGTCTTAATCTCGCTCCGGATTCACATCTGTCAGCGTCAGTAACATCCTTGGTCCATTCGTAAACCAATTTTGGGTTTAACAGTGATCTTACCTTATTTAACTCACCATGTAAATGTATTACTCTCGTAGAGCCAGCTTTTTCATGTAGATTATCCACATTTTGAGTGATAACAGTTACATCATGTGTTCTCTCCAAATCAGCAATTAATTTGTGAGCAAGATTTGGCTCCACAGTGTGGAGTTGCGCACGTCTTTCATTATAGAATTGATTAACCAAATTCAAATCTTTGGTTACGGCTGAAGCTGTTGCTACATCCTCAATTTTATGGTTATTCCATAGGCCATCTTTGCTATCCCTAAATGTTTGGATACCACTTTCCTGACTTACTCCAGCTCCAGTAAAAAAGACTATTTTTGGTTTAGTACTTTGCATCGATATATTTTATTACGGTTTTCCAATCCGGAAATTTATGGGTAAAGATATGGATATGTTCGCCAACAAACAAATCAACGCCATGAGCTATTCTATCATCAATTAAGAACTTACCAAAATTAAGGTCTTTTCTATGACTTAGAATAAGCCGTTTTTCTGCCTCAGCACCAAAATATCGATCAATCCAAAGACGCTTATCGGTAAAACTCTCATGAACATGCCACATAGGTGTTGATAAAAAATATATCTCATGCTTTTTCATCAGATATTTTATCGACTCAATAGAATCTTGGATGGGTTCCAAGTTTAAAAAAACACGGCTATTCTTAGCACATAAATCATCAACCATTTTATGACGTTCTTCCATTGGATAATTATCAATTTCTGGGCAAAGTTGATACATAGCACCCATGAAATTTGCTGTTACCCCATCCATATCAATATAACCAATATCGGGAATGTTTAGTGAATTCATTTTAAAACCTACCTTTTTCTTTAAGTTTTTGAGCGACCCTACGTTCAACTTCTTTTTCGAAATATGAAGTCATGGTTAACTCTATTATTTGTTGTGTCAAGTTTGTTAATCTATCTTGTACATAATTGTACAATTTTTTATACATGGATTCAGCATCAGTCGCTATTAAATCTAAAAATTTAGATTCTTTGTCATCCAGATATTCAGCTAATTTCTCTTTGATCTCATCCCCTACTATTTCAGAAATTGCCGCTTTAGTATCTAAAACTGATAGTAAAAACACTTCACCATCAGGTTTAGTATATTTGATGACCTCACCTAATTTCCTCACTTTGCTTAATTCACCATTAGGAACCCGAGCCATACTTCTCAATTAAAAACTTATAAACTAATTCCCAATCTTCCTCCCCAGAGAAACCAGCTTTATCTTCAAAAATAACATTCATGTAAGGTTTTTCATCATAACAACCATAATCACCGGGTTTGGTTACAATCTCAGGGTTTTTATTAGTATGATGAAAATTAATACCATGCTTCGAGAAAATTTTATGGTATTCAATAATTTCGTGGGGGTGTGAACAGGTGTATAAAATCATTACGATTTCTGGTTGTTTAACCATTATTTGTAAAGACTCAATACAATACTTGTAGAATTTTTTTGGTACTGAAATATCTTGATAATCTGGAATTATCATAGTACCATGAATATCAAAGAAGAAATAAAGTTTCTCCCAACCTCTTTTTTCTTTATCCTGATAGGCTTTCTTTAAAGCTCTGATTATACTCATTTAATGCAAACCTACGTAAAATTTTCAATTAATACAAAAGAATTTTGCTTTTTATTATAGGCTTCAACTACAGCTCGTATTCTTGAAGGGTCCAAATAAGAATTACCAATTCCCTTGTATTGATTAATATATAATTCTTTTGCCCTAATAGATTCATCACCAAAAGGTTTATCCACGAAACATTCCCTGATCTCCAATGTCCCACTATCAACATGATATATCCCGCATGAACCACAATTTATTGAACTTTCATATGTCGCAACGCAATGTCCCATTCTGGCACCTTCTGCATATAACCTACGATTATTTGTTATTAATTCATATCCACTAAATTTCGCGAATTCAATATATGATGTTTTAATAACGAAATTACGCAGTGGGGAGTGTGACGAAGGATGATAGCATCATAATCAGCATCTCGTTCACCCCTTAATCTACCATTATAGTGATATTGGGTATAAGCGTTGATAACAATGGGGTTCGTATTGTATGTCCTACTATAGGAGCCCAGTTTTCGCTTATCACCCTTGTTTGTTTTGCAATCAACCTCGAAGCCGAGGTTATTATCCAATAGGTTTCCATCAATATAATGTAACATGATTAACTATAGTTTTGGGCCAGTTTCTTAGGCGAGTATTTCTTTAGGAGTTGAATACGAACGGCCTTGACCTCATCAGAAGCCGGGTAATTGTGATTTTCTTCTGTCGTAAGTGATTTAGGCATTTTACTGAATTGTTCATGCATACGATTTTTGATCACCATAAAACTTGGTTCATAACCTTCTTTATACGGGTCCCAAATATCAGAACCATCAAAGTAAGTTACTGAAGCATCTTCCCCGGGCTCATGTGGAAAAACCACTGTTTTCTTTGATTCCAATGCTTCTTTAGATCGCAATACTTTAAATGGGCCGGGTAATGTTGTTTTACCTAAGGTTTCAGAGAATTTACAAACAGGTTCCTTAGCCTTACCCATCGCACACAACGCAAATTTTGTTGAATAATCATCCCTGAAAATCTTCCGGAGTCCACCACCAACACCATACAATCCCCAAGCGAAAGGTGGGAAACCATGAAGTAATAAATCCTCATTGATTTCTTTCATTTTCTTAAAGGTCATAGAATCACCTTCAATAAATTTCATTGTTGTTGGAAATCTCCATTCACGTTTAAGAATTTGTTCGACAATAGAAAGACCGTGTTTATGTGCCAATTTACACATCCATAATACCTGTTCTTTGGCATCACCCGAATCTGGTCTATCTACTACTGTGATATCCAACTTTTCTTCGTGTGACTTTTTAGCCAACGGTAAAATGTGTTGCTCTGTTCCATCAAAGTAATTGTAACAATCGGCAACCATAGAATCAAAATCACCAGCCTTGGATACGTTGAATAAAGCTTTGTATGCATCCTCTTCTTTATCCCAACCTTGAACATTTCTATGGGCCAAAGCATATACTGAACCGAAGAAGCCTGATTGTTCGTCAGCATTCTTCCAAGCCTGATACGCTCCAGAGAATGTATCGGTGCCGGGGAAAACATATAGAGCGTCAGCTCCCATCCATTCTGATTCCTGTGGTACCATACCAGCTCGGCAACCAAAATTGTGAAGACAAAGTGAAGCCAAAAATGTAATCTGTTCTTCTGATATGGTATTTCCATAGACATATCGAACTAATCCTTTCCAATATTCCAACCAATGCATGAGTTGGGTTACCATCTGAGTTGATGACCAAACTTTAATAAAAGTGCTCTCAAACCAAGCTGCTATCTCACCCATTTCGAATTCCTCATCCATGCTTTCAACCATCAATACCGGTTCATTAGGATAAACCACAGAGCCCTCAGGTAGGCCTGTGATCTTAATAGGTGGTCTACCATTATATTTGTCAACAATTAATCGCCATAGAGCTTCGGGGAAGTACATGTTTTGATAACCATTTTTGGTAGCCCTAGCATGTTCCAAGAATCGCTTCGTTTCATCTATTTCAGCATGTGTGACAGGTTCGTAGAATAAATAATCCAATATTCTTGAAAGCCCGGAGAAAATGATTCTATTGTCACCTTCATTGTAGAGATCAGGGTTAACATCATTCAATATTCCTCTGAAGGTAAGATAATAAATTGATTTTTCTTTACACTTCGGAGAAGCAAAAAGATCGGATGATATTGTATAAGAATCCGCGATTAATAATCGTGGTGTCTTAAAGATTTTTCTGCGTGGTAGTTTAACTTGCATATTTTTTAATAAATGATTCGAAAAGAATATGATGTTCCGGAACCAAATCCGTTTTGTATGTTTGTTTAAGTGAATCGATATCTACCCATTTTACATCACCACCCGCTAAATCATCGGATGGTTTTGGGTGACCGAAAATAAATTGTGCGGTAAATAACACCGATTTTATTTTATCCCGCTTTCCACGATATCTCCAGTCATCAATCTTTTGAGATGAAATATACTCAATGTTATCAATCTCAATATCTGATAACTCTTCACTTACTTCCCGGCGAACAGTTGCTTCCAAACTTTCATCAATAACATCATCGAAACCTCCGGGAAAACGATATAATGTTTCAGTTGGTTTTCTTACTATAATAATTTTATTATGGTTGTTCCTGACAATGCAATCAATAGCAAAATAAGGATGTGGTGGTTTAATTAACTGACCATAAATTAAGCCTTCCCGGAATGAACTATTGTTATTTGGGTTAGCAAATATCTGTGCCCGACGTTCTGATGCAGATATGACTACTTTCGGTTCAAAATACTCTAATTCATGTTTACCCGTATACGTACATGTTTCAGATTTAGTCTTTAAGAATGAATCTCGGCTACCGTATAAGATTGCTTTTGCTCCATCACCAAAAATTAGGTTAATAATGGCATCAATGCTATCGGACCACATGTGATCTTCCCGCATATCAGTAAGTGGTAAAACAATAACCTGTGGGTAGACTTCCAATATCATTTCTTTACGAAATTGAAATGGTATGGCATCCCGATCATCCGGAAATGATTTTGTTACCCCAACCAGTATCACAGTATTTGGTTGACCGTGTTTTTTAATGCAATGATTAATTAATGAAATATGACCTTCGGTTAATTTATCTGTTTGAAAACGACCAATGATGACACCTTTTTGCATGTTAGTATTTTAAATCAAACCATTCTTTTAGATGATCATCTGTTAGCAGTTCATTACCTTCATCGTCATGAGTCCTTTGGACTTCGACTTCCTTAGCGTTATAAGATCGCTTACGAGGTTTAAATGGTATTCTGTGCTGATGTAGTGCTGATGATAAGTTAGTATAGTTGATATTCAACTTAACTGAAAGTTCCTGTAGATTGAGTTTCCCCGAATTTTCTTTAATGATTTTTAATTCTTCTTCGGTAAAGTCACGAAACACTCGTTTTGTTTTATTCATCCCTTATTTTTTTGTAAAGGTAAGTAGTGTTTTATTGATATCAAAATTAATCTTCAACATAATTGAGATTATATTTATCTGCAATTATGATTAATAACTCTCTAATCTGATTTACACAATTTTGTAGATTTGGTTCAGGTTCTATTTCCATATAGACCTCCCAAAACCAAGTTCTGAGTTCATCGATCTCTTTAAAATCATAAATTACTTCTTCAACACGGTGAATATTCTCCAGTAACAAACGAGAATAGTACTCTATGTTTACGACTGAATACAAATCATTGGTTCGATCAGTGAAATTAATTTAAATATCGACAATCGATCTATTTTCCTGATTCCGGAGAAATAATGTCATTGGTACTAAAATTTAAAGTCCAGATTGTATAGGTTGCTGAAACCCTTCACACTGCTCATCTCCTGAGAAGCCGGTACATTAACATGCTTTGGTATATCAGCATTTTCCACCCTACGTTTCTCAGCAAAATACATGCTTTGACCTACCTTACCTAGCAGTTTGTTTACAAACATGTTTCCTTTGAATAATTCCCTAGAAACCCAAGTATAAAGACCCTGATAGGTTTCCAATGACATGTAAGTCTCTGTATTATTCCCCTGAACACAAACACCTTTTTCTTTCAATAACTGGCCGATAGTTGAGTTTAAATCAGCCTCATTGAATCTTAAATCCAATAACGCATTTGCGTCGTTATATTGTTCAATTGAAGATAAACTACTTAGGATATCATCCACGGCAGCAAGTGGCTTTTTAGTTAAGCAACAGCGGAATTCAACATTCCGTGGTTTAGTCAACACCAATTTTACTTTACTTACCGGAAAATAAGCTTTAAGTAAATGCGTTAAAAATCCTTTCGCTTTCTCATTAGCGTAAATCTCGTCCAGTTTCTTGATTGTATTCATGCGGTTATTTATTTTGCAAAATTGCTTACTGTTTTTCCATCGTACTGACCATCATAATTGTTCTTGAAGTGTTTCATGATATCACCCATAGTGGTAATACCAGAATCTTTCAATTCAGCTACGATATTTTTTATCTGATCTTCAGATAACTGAGCTGGCACATATTGATTTAAAACAGTTAACTCAGTTTGATCTTTAGTTGTGGAGTTGATTCCTTCGACCATTCGTTTAATAATCTTTATTACATCAGCATCATTGACCTCTACTTTACCTTTGGGTCCCTGACTGGCTCTGTCTATTTCAGACTTAAGTACTCGCAGAACACTTAATTTCTGCATTTGTTTTTCCTTCATGGCGATCTTCAAATCGTCATTGATTCTTTGAGTTAACATTCTTCTTTAATTTACGATAAAAATGACATCCTTCACCATTAACAAATCTATGGTGTGACCAAACAAGTTCTTTCTTGGCAACTTTGATCATTATCCTATCAAATACCTTGTCAGATTCACTATCCCAAACCCTAACGAATAAACTATTATGTTTGGTAACACCAACTTTCTTTTTTGGTAATCTTGGCATTTAACAATTGAATCGCAAATATAAGTGTATTGTTTTTAATTATCAAATTTTTTCTTTCCGTCTTCCGGATGTGAATAAACTATTACCCCTCCACTGCATTCAGGTATTTCATCCTTAAACATTTCCAGATACTTCTGAGCCGTATTCTTTTTTAAATAAGCAATAGTACAATGTGGATGGTAGTCAGGATAGTCATTTTCGTAAGGCAACTCTCTAAGTGCTTTGTTGAATTTATGGAGAGATTTACCCTTTACGTCAAATTTAAGAACATCATATTCATCTTTTTCAAATAACGATGGATTATGTAATGAAAACTCAGGTAACTCAAATTTACTTATTACCTCTTCCACATCTTTGTTTTTAACCGATAACTTAAGTCCATAAAGTAAAGTAACATGAGGATTATCTTCCTTTCCGTAAGTGGAACCCTCATCACCATCTGGACCAAGATATAAGTCCTTATTATCAATCTTAGACAATAATTTGCTCCAGCCCTTAGGTTTAAATTCTAACATTACACAACCTGATTCATAATCACTGGGTTTACCCTCCAGTAATCTCCTTAGTTCCTCCCGTAGGTTCATCTATTTTAGCTCTTAAATATCGGTTGATATCATATCTATCTGATATCTTATTTTTAACAACCTCGTCCCTAATAATTATTAGGGCTTGCAGCAAACATTCCAAATCAGCTTGGATTCTGGTATTTTCATCCGTGAACTCGAACCCCGGGAGCGTGTTAAACCTTATGCTAGGGACATGCTCAGGGTCATGCGTTATGATTAATCCGTTTTTCATTAATTTGAAAGCCAATTACCTTATAAATAGAAGTATCACAAATCCCAAGGTAATTTTTAACAATTGGGAATTTAAAACCACTACCATCCAGCATCTCAAAGCTGAAACCATTTATTTTAACTAAAACAGGTGACCCATCAATAGTTCCTAACGTCATTGACATTTAGTTCATGATCGCAATGATCATCGGGTGAACTACAACACCCTCTATCCCATCGCTTAACGCATTTGAGACTTCTTTTGAGTTTAGTGCCAACACATTGTGGTCTAGTTCGTTAAGATCGAACCAATTACCTCCCTAGGAGATAAGATATTTATTAACTACTTTTTTGATTTTAAGTTAACCAAGATTTCGGTTAACAACCTGATATCAAAGAACGATAGATTATTATAAGGTTCATTTAATGATAAGTCAAGTGATATTAATCAATAAATTACCTTATTTATCTATATTTTTTATAAATAAATTAGATACCACAAACGTTCCTTTCAATTTCTTCAAACCGGCAAATAGCTTCTTTGTATTGTCCAGCAGCATTGATGAAGCTAACAATATCATTTTGATATATCTCCCGGTTATTCATATCTGAATACCCTGAAAACATCATTATATGGAATTGTTGAAAGAAATATGGGTTCGTAACCCAATTGGATGAAAGTGGTTGTAAATCCGAAACAAATAAAATCCAATCTGAACCGGTAGGACCTGAATTAATGAACCTGAAATTATTGTGCAAAACTTCATTACGTTCATCCCAAGCCCTAAATTTGGGGATGCTGCTCATTAGAAAACAAACATACCTATTTCTTAAATTTAACCCAAGTTTTTTGAACCTGATTTTTTATTTTTCCGGTGAAATTACCCCATGATTTTGATAGGGGTTGTTTAAGAACGATTAAGGGTGTGTTATCCAATATTTCGAATTCGTTATTTGAAAAAACATAGAGTAACACTCCAGTTAGGATAACAACCAAAATAATGGTTATAATAACCAACATGTTACTCACCCCGGGCTCTATGAAATCATAAATTGCAAAATCTAAATAATGAAAATCCTTCGTATCTTCTTCTACTATCGTATATAGATTGGATAGATTCAAAGTCTTTTGATTCATTATATCTTCACGTAAATCAATTGATATTCTTCGACTAGGTGTCCAAGAAAATGCATACACCCAGTTTAATCTACCAGTTTTCTTATCAGCATCAATACAAACAACCATTTCATTCTTATTTCCACCAACCCAATAATCCTTTTGTTTAATAGCTGAGGTTAGGGTTTTACCGGAGAAAAATAGAATATACAATCGCATTTTTCTCTCCGGGCCATACTTACCATTAAAAAAGTCGAATAATTGATTATAATATTGCTTCTGCTGAGCTGTCAGATATTCTAAGGTATCAATCCCAACTAATGTTTGTTGATGAAATCGATTGGTAATATCCGGATATTCATGTAAACCATAAGTTTTGATATCTGACTCAGATATCTCGTTAAAATTGAAGCTGGATTTCGCTGTCATTACCTTATTAGTGTATCCATCTTCTACTGTCGTTGGTATTGCTGTTTGCGGGTCATGATTCCAATAAATAGCATAAGCATCACCATCTATACCACAACTCCCATGTTCATTAATGTCACGATGTAAATCAATGAATTCCGGTTTAGCACCCCACCTTTTTTGTAAGGCTTCGTATTCTTCTTTGGTTATCCTCCACTTATGGTTTTGATCATCATAAATCCACCACTCAGCTCTATTTTCATCACAATGTGAACAATCATAAGATTCAGTTCGATAATTGGTTGTACAAGACCTATTGGAACCCTCCCCGGTACATGTCTCTCCATCAGGTACCTCCCGGGTACATGTTTCTTCAATCCAAGTACTCCAATATTCATAATAGACCGCATGGGTGATGATCGCACCCCGGTATTGAACATCTCTTGAAGAATTATAGTGGCCGATTAGAATGCAAAACCAAATAAGTACTGCGTTGGAAAGAATTGTAACCACCACTTCCCACCAAACCAATCTAAGCTCAAAATATCTAAAAACTAGAATACAAGCCAGAATGGGTATTAATAAGGTGAACCAGATACTGTCCATTAGTGATTAGTTGAAAATATCTTCATCATCATCTTTGCGCGTCTTATTAATGTTTTCCATCGCGCTGGAGGTAATTGGTTTAAAATCGATTGGTTTTACCCCAAATATTTTGGCATATATGTTATTTGGGAAACGTTTTACGTATTTATTTTGCTGTTCAGCTATTGCTGATATTAGAGATTCCCGGTTAACAAATTCTGTTCGTGTAGCTTCGATGGTCCGCTGTAAATTTTCATACAATCTTACAACATCTGAATATCCCGCTCCGTAGTTTACTTCCTGAACCCATTTAAAAAGAACACCTGAATCCTTTCGTCCTTCCATCTGAAGCCTAACAATTTCTTTGAATTCAGCGGAGGCTTTGCTAGTGATCTGGGCACCACCCGATGTCGCTTTACGGATGATGTTATCGTAGTAACTCGATTCATCCTTCATATTTTTCTCATAATTGGTTTGGTAATCTACTGTTTTGTTATAAAAAGAAACAGCACCGATTACCATCCATCCAATGAAGATTAATAGTACAACCCCAATGATTGCAGCTTTTGCTTTGTTAAATGATTTCATTACAAATATTTTTTTGCAAATATACTAATTTGTTTTGACATAAACAAAAAAAGGAGCCGAGTAAAAACCCAGCTCCGTTTTAATCCGTACCCTATGAAAACTAATTACAAATATATGAATCTTTTGTTAAAGAACCAAAATTATTTTATAATTTTTTGAATTCTGGAATATATCTCATCCGCATCCGGTAATGAATCCAGATTATTTTCAGTACCACCATCCGGAACAGCTCTTAAATATTTTGGTGTATCATTGACTACCAATACTTTGGTTTGTTTTACCTGATATCCATCACCAGCTTCAATGGAATTTATGATCTCATCAACCGACTGAATACTCAGTTGGATTGTAAAATCCTCATTCTTTTCAACCCATAGGAAATGAGTGTTTACCCCATTTGCTTCTCTTTTACCGATTATTTGTTTCATCTTAGTAGATTTTATTCCATAACATGCCGAAATTTCGTTTTCCAGCGCATCCCATTTATCAGCTTTCTCCTTAAATTCTTTGATCTGTTCTTCAGAATAACTCATCGTTATTATTTTAAAATTAAAAATGATCGCTATATCGGGCTCGAACCGATGACCCTCCAGCCACAAGCCGGATGCTCTAACCAACTGAGCTAATAACGAAGCAAAATAATGCGGTAAGCTACCAACCTACCTATAAATTGCTGATCATAAGTAATCCCATCATTTGGTAGCTGATGAAACCACTCCCAAATCTGAGCCTCCCATGGGCATCGAACCCACATCCCCATCCTTACCAAGGCTGGACTCTACCAGTTAAGCTAAAGAGGCTTATATAATTCATTCAATTCTTTAGATAAGAATTGATGCCATTCTGTTATTGAACTATGGGCCAAAACGCCACCCGATCTACCGGTTTTCTTACAAAACTTCTGAAATGCAAATTTAATTACCTTATCGAAATTAAGACTTCGCGCTGTTAATTCATTCTTAGCTTTTAATGCATATCCGATCAAAATCCCACTAATCTCACCCTCAACCAGCAACGCTGTAGAATAGTCAAATTCTGCTTTTCTCATCTTAATCAACTCATCCCAAGACATAATTTTATTACGCTGAAGAATGTTTAATATTAATGAACGCTGCTTATCATTTAATACAGACATTAATTCTTCATAATCTGATGAAGATGCTTGGTTTTTATCGATCATCAAAGCAATTTCAGAAAGACGTTTAATGTTGATTAATTCACTCATTAAATGCAAATATATATGTTAATGATGGAATTACCAAACATTATTTGAGCGGATAGTGAGACTCGAACTCACGGCCCCGACCTTGGCAAGGTCGTGCTCTAACCAACTGAGCTACATCCGCAATGAAAAAATAGATAATGAGCTTACCCCCGATTTTGTTTTAGATCATCATTTATCTAATGCACCAACCAGACCATCACAGAAGAACCGACATTCTAGGTCAAATATGGCTTGCTACTTCTTTGGTAAAACGGATGGTTAGTCCTCCCAAATTAGGTTCAGTAGTCGGGAAGTTCCTCCAGTAACCTAATGATCACCGGCGATGATCTCTCTGTTACCTAATTTTCAGCTTCAATTTTTTTAGCTAAAACTTTAATATCAGCATCAGTATAAAAACTAGCGACATCTCCGGTTTCTTCCATCATTTCATAATCTTCCGGAAAGTTAGATTCGAATACTTCTGCTGGTACAATGTAATACTTTGGCATATGATTTTGGTTGTTTTAATTTACTTATTTGAATGTTATAACAATCAGCTCTGAATTTCCAACCTTGTTTAGAAGTAGGGTCAATATCCCCCTCACGGAAAAACAATGCTTGCTCGTAAAATTCTTTCTTAGGTAAACCACCCAACAAATATCCGATTTTTTTCTTTAAATCAATACGACAAAAATAATAAAAATCACAATTTTGTTTTGTATTGAAATCAGCAACCGTTGCAAAATAATGGTCCTCAGGCTTAACTGTTGTCTCCTTAGTTTTCACATCAATTTTAAATTCATTAATCCGAACATCATAATCAAAGGTATCCTCAATTATTCCGGAAAAAATATCTGAGAAGATTTCTTCACCTAGATAACCAATTATGTTTCCAGCACCACCTAATATTGAATTACGTAATGACCCTAACGCTTCTGCTTTCCTATATGCTGAAGCAATCTGTTGATTGGTTAATTTCGTTTCGATTATCATCAAGACGATGATCGTCCTCAATCAAAAAGAAGTAAACTATTTCAAAGAACTAAATTTGAGCCGATGACAGGCTTCGAACCCGCAACCTTCTGAGTACAAATCAGTTGCTCTGCCAAAATTGAGCTACATCGGCATTTTGTTAGGCTTACCCTAACAAATTATTATTAATTAATTCAATCAACTCATCAGCATTCTGTATTTTCCTTTGTGCTGTTATGAATCGATAGTCTTTCGTTTTATCAACCGGAAACAAAGTGATACAGGTTGAAAACTTACTGTATTGAACCCAAATCTTCCTAAAATGATTAGAAAAAACTTTTTCTAATAGTTGATTCATTGATTATGTTTTTGTGCTCTCAGTTGGATTCGAACCAACGTTGGACTTGCGTCGTCAGGTTAAAAATCTGATAGTATCGGCCACTAACTGATGAGAGCAATTAATATTTTAGTGGCCCCTGAAAGATTCGAACTTTCAGCACTCAAATCAAAAATTTGATGTTCTACCAATTGGAACTAAGAGGCCATCGTTATTCATATGGGATACCTCTTAAATTCAATTGGAGGTATCCCTATCGTTTAATCTGTTTCATAATCAATTTATCTTTTTAAGTGCGATAGACAGGATTCGAACCTGCAACCCCCGACTTGGAAGGACGGTGCTCTAGCCAATTGCGCTACTATCGCATGGAGTAGTCTTCCGCTATCGAAAAAAGAGATAACATCCGACTACATTTTTTTTTGTGGGCAGGGTGAGATTCGAACTCACGAACTCCGAAGAGTTGGAGGTTACAGCTCCACCGCTTTGACCGCTTGCATACCTACCCAAACTTATTTTTGTGGGGCCGATAGGATTCGAACCTACCATCCATGCGGATTACGAGATTTACAGTCCCGCGCCTAACCAACTCGGCATCGTCCCCAAAATTTTACACCGTCATTTACTCCATCATTTACACCGTCATCCGGCAAAATCCGGTAATTTTTATTTATGTTAACTAACACATTTTAAATTACTTATGTTTTTATCCGGCAAAATCCGGCAATATTTTACACCGTCATTTACACCATCATTTTGTTGCTTTGCTGGGATTCGAACCCGGACGAATACACTCAGAATGTATCATGCTTGCCGTTACATCACAAAGCAATGTTTTGGTACCCCTGCTAGGACTCGAACCTAGACTAGCATTATCTGTCCGATGACTCAAAATCACCTGTGTTGCCAATTACACCACAGAGGTATATTTGTTGGGGTGACAGGATTCGAACCTGCGGGAGCATTATGCCACTCGGCTCCAAACCGAGACCGCTAACCTGACTACGGGCCTACACCCCAATATTTTGAATTTCTACGCTTCCTATGAAATTCTAACAGTCTTTAGTCTAGTTGAAGGGAGTCGAACCCTTGAGCCACACTACCTTTGTGCAACTACTGGTTCCCAAGACCAGTGACATCAACCTCTCGTCCACAACTAGATAGTGAACTACCCACGGGCTTGAAGACCCGTGGGCTTATACGCATCACGCACAACCTAGCGGTTCACGTTGAGATACGTCAGGCTTGTTCCTAAGCCCGAATGATTTTATGTTTTGCGCTGCATTTACATCCCTGTCATGATACGTATCACATTTAATACAAGTCCATTCCCGATCAGCAAGCGTAAGTTCCTTATTGATGAACCCACAGCATGAACACATCTTGCTACTGGGCTCAAACCGACCAATAATGCTTACATTCTTTCCATACCATTCAGACTTATATTCGACCATTGTTCTGAATTCACTCCATCCCTGATCACTAATTGCCCTTGCAAGGCAGTGATTCTTAACCATGTTTTTAACTGATAAGTCTTCGAGACATATGGTATCATATGTATCAACAAGGTACTTGCTAATCTTATGTAGATAATCCTGTCTTTGATTCCTTATTTTTTCATGGATAAGCGCAACAACCATTTTCTGTTTTGTTCTTCGGTTGCTACCCTTTTGTTTTCTGGCGAGTGAACGTTGTTCAACACGTAATCTTCGCATCATTGATTTCATAAAGTTTTGGTTATCGAACTTTATTCCATCGGATGTAATTGCGAATTCTTTTATACCGAGATCAACACCGACTGATGTTGTTTCAGTTATTTGTTTTTTGTTTGGTAAATCAATTTGGTTATCAACAAGAATACTGATGAAGTATTTGTTTGTTACAGTTTTTGATACGGTAACAGTTTTGATATCACCCTTAAAATCCCTATGTAGGTCGATGTCGACCCACTTTAGTTTAGGGATGAATATCTGTTTATTATCCTCACTCAGATAAACACCCTGTGGAAGCTGAAAACTTTGTTTACCGTGTTTACTCTTGAATTTAGGGAAACCTCTTCCTTTGAAAAAATTAGTATAAGCATTATCCAAATTCCTTAGGGACATTTGCAAAGCCTGTGAGGGTGAATCCTTAAGCCAAGGACAGTCAGTATCCTTTAGTTCTTTAACCTGCTTAGCTAAATCAAAATAGTTTAAGTTCACCTTATTACCGGCGTAAGCCGTTATTTTTGTTTCAAGCCCTAAGTTATAAACAAATCGGGTTTGACCAAAAATATTGGTCAACATATCTTGTTGATTTAAGTCAGGGAATATTCGATATTTATAAGCTCGCAGCACTATCTATAAATACCATGTCAAAGAGCAAAAGTCAAAAAAATATTTAAGCTTACATCCCACCCACGTTCAGATGGGTGGGTTTTACGCCCCATCATATAAAAAACCCCGATCTTTTCAGACCGGGGCTCCTATATTAAAGCTACTTTTGGTTATACTTCAGTAACATCATTTATAGACATATCCAGCCTGAGAGAGGTTTTGCCCCCTTTCGGTTGTGTGGGTTGATATGTCTTATACGTTAACATTACTTTTTATTCTTTTGGGGTTGTTTACTCCCCTTGTTTTTAAATATACGCAAACTTACGAAAGTTTTAAATACTAACCAAGTTTTTTTCTGTTTTTTATTTCATCCCGTACAATAATTGCTTTTTCGAAGTTATCATCATTCACAAATTTTTCAAGCATTGCGTTTAAAACGCTTTCATCCAGATGTTTAATTGTCTGTGAGAGATCAGGTGTTTCTTTTACCTTGGTATAACTGTTTAATGGTTCATCATCAACTGGGAGTGTTATATCAAGAACCACTCCATCCGTATTATAACGAATGAGCAGATTATTAACCCCAGCCATCTTAACTTCTTCTACAGAACTTGGTTTTCCAAAATGAATTTCCAATTCATCCATCACTTCCTTGGTTGTTTCAAACCTAGTCATGATTTCCATAACCAAAGCTATTTTATCTTGATATGATGAATTATCCTCCGACATTATTCAACTTCATTTAAGTTTGGATTTGAGTACTCTACGCTACCCTTATGTTTTATCCATGGACCCGTTGGGTCACCCTTCCCATCCCAATTATTTAATGCTTCCTTGGCATCGCTAAATCTTTCAAAACAATACCTACCTTCATATTCAATTTTTGTCATTCCATAAACCAATCCGGTGGTGAACATGAAATGTTTTAACCCACATAAACCACGTCCTTCAATTTCTCTTATCTCTGTATACCCTTCGCTTTCCAGAAATTCAATCAAATTCATTTAGTTCAATTTTATGTCAAGAAAAACTGTTAAATAAGCGTCAACTGTTGTCGCTATACTAAGTAATCTTTCAAAGGTCGGTGAATCCAAGGTTATTTCCAGAGCATCGATCATCAGATCAGCCAAGGGTTGTAATATTTTAGCAATTAACTTCTTCATCTATAATAAATAAGTATGTAGAAGTTAATTGTAAATAATTTACGCAATCATCTCTCTTTTTTTGAAGATCAATGGCCAGAAGAAAATAATCATCATTCCCAGAGTTAGTTAAAATATAGCTTTCTATTAAATCGTATCAATTTCACATCGCTACGACTACTGCCACTATTATAACCTGCAAAGCTGAATTCATTCAGCTTCCTTCGATAACTCCATCTCGAAGTAATAAACAATGAATACATATCCTTCCACGTCTTACATCCTTTAAGATCACCATACTGTCTTGCGTTGATAATCTTAGTTATGTCTAACTCAGGATAGAACCCACCTTTACTATACTTATTTATTCCTCGTCTAGCAATCTCTAATGATGCCGCTACCGGGTCATATTCATCATGCAATAAGTTCCCAATGAAACTGCTGTATACTGGATTAACATAAATCAATATTACACCATCCTCATTACATCTTCGCTCAATTAATTGTTTTATTAAACTTCTATTCCATTTATTATTTATTTTTCTGTTACTAACCCTATTCCCATTATCTTTGCTCTTTATATCAAGTTCCTCTAAGATCATAGTATGACACTTGAAATGTTTAATTAATGCAAATAAATTTTTAATTATTACACTAAGTTCATATCGATTCTTCGATGCACTTAATATCTTCGACGTATCATAATATCCTTTGGATATTATATCCATCTTAGAATCAACAACAGAATATCCGATACCATCTGGATTAAGGTCTAAGGCAATATAACGATCTAATTTACCTGATTTTAATCTTAATTCATGTTGTCTATAATGATTAACAATTAGTTGTTTTCTCTCAGATTTATCCTTTACTGATTTTATAGTCTCATAAAACGCTTTGATATCTACATTAGTAT